ACTTTCCTTTTCTTTCCCGGTGGTTTTCTAAACGACCAAAAGTATTTCCTTCCAAGATATTTACGGTTGGTGGAAATGTTGGTAATACAGTAAACAAAACCAAAATACTCATGAATAGCATCAGAGTCAAAAACTTTCCCATCATAAGTCCATGGATTTTCATAGCTCATCTTATAGAACTCAATGAGCTATTATTTATCTTTAACGGAGACAAACCTAGTCTAGCAATAAAAAAGCAGGGTGTCAAGCCCTGCTGTGTATTATGTGAGTTTTATATCACTTTTTCTTACGTGCTTCAATCTCTTTGTTCTGCCTCATGATGTCTGCGATACTATTAGAAATACCGGTGAAACCTGCCTTAGAAGGATCGGTTTGCTTCTTAGAGTCATCTTTGTAACCACCAGCAGCACGGGCAGCACGGCGGTTCTCGTCCAACTCAAACTCTTCCTTTGGCATTTTAGCACCAGACTTATGACGAGTTGTGCCTGCAGAGTCAACATAAGTTTCTCTTTCCCTTCTTGGAGTTACATAACCAACTCCAGGAACTACACCCGTCTTACCAGCATCTCTGGCAGCATTTCTTGCTGCTGCTCTCTGTGCTGCTCTCTTACGATTACGATCATAAGAACTCATTGCTTCACTCATTTCTGCTTCCATGATTGATTCAATCTCCTTCTCAGAGAACAATCCGGTTGCTTCTAGTTCTTCTTGGCGAAGCGACTTACGACGCTTTTTCTCAATCTGCTTACGAGTAAGAACTTCTCCTTGACCACGATTGGCATCAGGGTCGTAGTTATTAGGAGGAGTGTATTCTATTTTACTATTCTTAAATGTCTTAATGTTGTCTCTTACACGTTGAGTACGTTGCTTATTGCTCATACGACGTGAATCTTCTTCAATAGAGTCTGCCTCTTGGATTGCTTCTAGTTCTTCACCCATTCTTCTGGCAACCTTACCAGCACCTTTTTCTACTGCTCTTGCAGTGCCTCCAATTGCTTTCTTCAGTCCTTTCTTCAGAAGACTTCCAACCTTCCTTACAGCGCCTCCTACTGCCCTGCGAGTGCTTCCACTTGAGGAAGAACCAGAGGATGATGAAGACGATGAAGAACCGCTATCAGACGATCCAGAGTCACTTGAGGAACTCTTGGAAGCACTATCATAACCCTTCTTGAATTCAGACTTGGCAACTGATCCTGCCTTCTTGACTGTTCCTACAGCAGAACCAGCAGCACGACTTGCGCCCCTATATGCTGCTTTAGCACCTGCTTTTGCTGCCCCTGCAGCCTTACCAGCACCTGCTTTGAGAGCAGATCCTACTTTACCTACTGCTTTCTTGACCTTACCAATGACTTCTTTTCTTTTCGCCGCTCTTTCTGCAGATCTTTTGGAGGATGTGGTTGCTTTATTATATGCCTTCGACTCCTTTGATCCAGCAGGAGCATAAGGATTCATCTCAATCAAATATGTCTCATTCAAATTTGTGATGGATGCATCAAGAGATTCGCAAAGTGTTTCTTCTACACTTTCAATATCTAATCCCTCTTCTAGACACTCAAAGAAAAACTCTTCTACTGTTTCCTCTATGATTTCTTCTGTGAGTTCATCTACTTCCTCATCAGTAAATTCATCTAAAATCGTTTCAAATCTTGGAGCATATACACTCTCATAAAGAGATCTGAGTTCTCCGTATTCTGACTGCGACAGGGACTTCATTTGACTATTTTAATATCCTTTATATGGATATTTATAAAAAAAGAGGGTCAAGGACCCTCCTTATATGAATCATAACCATCATAATTACCAAACATATAGTCATCAGTTTCTGCTGCTTTTCTATATGTTTCTAAAACATCTTCTGTTTTTAGACAATTACACTTACAATTTCCTTTACAACTGGAAACCAGAGAAGGAGTTTTCTGTAACGTCTTGTTTGATTCCTCCGACAATGTAAGATTCAACTTCTGTTTCTTGTGGTGCCACTTGAAGACCTTTAGAAGAGATCCAGTGCTCTGTCCAAGGTAGTGGATTATTTTTTGCAGGAATGTCATAGAGCGGTTTAAGTCCGATTGCTTTCATTCTACGGTTGGCAATCCATTCGACATACTGTTGTAGCAGTTTGTCATTTAAACCAATCATAGATCCATCTTTGAACAGATACTCTGCCCAATACTTTTCTTGATTGACAGCATTTTCAAATGCCTTATAGGTCCATTGTTCTTCTTCTTTTGCAATTTTCAACATCTCTGGGTCATCACCGTTCATCCAATTTTTAAGAATGTTCTGCGTGATAACCAAGTGTTGATTTTCATCTCTAGCAATTAGTGAGATAATTTTTGCGCTTCCTTCCATAAGTTTGAGTTCGCCAAAAGCAAAACTGCAAGCAAAGGATACGTAAAAGCGAATACCTTCAAGAATATTAACGTTTGCAACTGCTCGATAGAGTTTGCGTTTGAGTTCATATCTTGCCTCTTTAGCGTATAGTACGTTTTCTAATGCATGTTGCCATTCACAAGAATTATCATACTGATGTGCAGAATTGATAAAATCATTATACGCTTGTGTAACTGTCACTGCACGTTCCATAATACGATCCTCTTTGAGAATCGTATCAAAAATTTCAGAAGGATCTGAATAAACATTTTTGATTATATAAGTGTAGGATCGTGAATGGATCATCTCCATAAATTCCCACACTTTCATACAAGCCTCCAGTTCAGGAAGGGAACAGTATGGAGCAAATGCCATACCAGGACCACGACCCTGAACCGAATCCAACATAATCTGATACTTTAGGTTAGAAGTAAAGATATGCTTTTGTTCAGGTCGCAGTGATTGATAATCACCACGATCTTTCTGAAGAGAGACCTCTTCAGGTCTCCAAAAATAACCAAGTTGTTGCGAGGTTAGTCTATCGAAAATTGGATACTTGTAAGAATCATATCTCTGAATTCCAAGAGGTTTTCCAAAAAACATTGGTTGTTTTTTAGTATCAACTTCTTCAGAATTAAATACGGTCATAGAATCGACCATTGGACGTTCCTCTTTATTTGTCTTAAATCTTACAAGACTCACAGTCTTCCTCCTCTGCTGCTTCTAATTGACTGATTAAACTATCAAGAGACTGATTATTGGTTTCTTCAACCTCATCATTCTTGCTATCATATGTGTTTTGGTAGTAACTGGTTTTCCAACCGTACTTGTATGTAGTCAAAAGGTCTTGTGCCCATACTGAAATAGGAATTTCATTGTTAGGATATTGTGTTGGATTATAAGACCAGTTGCCACTTATTGCTTGATCGAAGAACTTTTGCATCACGGCAACAATATTAATATAACCGCGATTAGATTCCATATCCCAAAGAAGTGTATAGTTGTTCTTCAGGGAATTATATTGTGGAACAATCTGTTTAAGAAGCCCCTTTTTGGACTTCTTAACGGACATGTATGCTCTAGGAGGTTCGATTCCGTTTGTGGCATTTGACACAACGGAACTGCTCTCCGAAGGCATTTGTGCGGACAGTGTTGAGTTCCGAACTCCGTATTGCTTAACCTGTGCTCTAAGATCTTCCCAATCATATTTTAACTCATTGGGGACAATTTCGTCAACGTCCTTTTTATATGTATCAATTGGAAGAATTCCCTGCGAATACTTAGTGCGATCACTGTATTCACATGCACCTTTTTCCTTTGCAAGATTTACAGTTGCTTTAATCAGATAATACTGGAATGCTTCTGTAAGATCATGCACAAGTTGCCATGCTTGCTGTTCATCATAATGCCAACCATGCTTTGCAAGATAATGTGCTAGACCAATATAACCGATTCCAAGAGAGCGTCTTGCTTTAGTAGCGATTTCTGCTGCTCTGATGGGATATCCTTGAAAATCAATGAGTTCATCAAGACTCCTAACAGCAAGATCACAAAGAATTTCAAGATCTTCATGATCCCTAATTTTTCCAATATTAATAGCAGAAAGAATGCAAAGAGCAATTTCGCCATCGCCATCAATATGTTGTAGTGGTTTAGTGGGGAGAGTAATCTCTTGACAAAGGTTACTCATTTCAATCTTATCCAAGAAGGAAGAATGAGTATTACAATGGTCGATATTCATGATATAGAGACGACCGGTTTCGGCACGTTCTTTCAGAATGTCCAGAAAGAGTTTTTGAGATCCGACAGTTTTTCTTGGGATTGATGTATCAGATTCATAAGCATCATATAGTGCATCAAATCCATCAGTGCCAAAAGCATCATACAGACCAGGAACGTCATGTGGACTGAAGAGTGAAATGTCTTCGTTCTTGATAAAACGTTCATAGAAAAGTTTGCTGATTTGGATACTGTAGTCTAGTTTACGAACTCGGTTATCTTCGGTTCCTTTATTATTTTTTAGGACAATAATATCTTCTATCTCTTGGTGCCAGATTGGGAAGTGGACAGTCGCTGAGCCACCTCGTATTCCATTTTGTGTACAACACCTGACAGTCGATTCAAACTTTTTAAGGAATGGTACAACACCTGTGTGTTGAACTTCTCCGCCTCTGATCTTACTGTTGATGCCACGGATTCTGCCTGCGTTGATACCGATGCCCGCCCTTTGTGCAACATATCTGCCAATAGCCATATCGCTAGTAAAGATACTATCGAGGGAGTCATCAGCATCAATAAGGACACAGCTAGCATATTGTCGTAGTGGAGTTCGCACTCCCGCCATGATAGGTGTGGGAATGTTGATTTTGTGTTTGCTGATTGCGTCGTAGTATCGTTTGACATAATCGAGACGGGTCTCCTTTGGATATTTAGAGAAAATAGTTGCCGCAATCATCAAGTACATGAATTGTGGCGTTTCGTAAAGTGCTCCAGTGCTTCTGTCTTGCACAAGGTACTTGTCAACTACTTGACGTAAACCTGCATAAGTAAACAGATAGTCACGACTGTGGTCAATATATGATTCAAGTTTATTAAATTCTTCATCACTATACAGATTGAGGATTTCTGCATCATAAACACCTTTATCAACACAAGTTTGAATGTGTGTCTTTACACTTGGAGTCTCATGCATACGTCCATACAACTGCTTACGAGTGGCAAACAAAAGTAAACGTGCCGCAACAAACTGATAGTTTGGATGATCCAAACTCACCAAATCAGAAGCAGAACGAATTAGAATCTCCTGAATTTGTGCAGTACTAATACCATCGTAAAACTGAATACCAGATTGCATTTCAACTTGTGATGCAGAAACACCAGCAAGATCCTTACATGCTTCTTCTACCATTACATGAAGTTTATTTAAATCAAGAGGTTCTGTCTTTCCGTTTCTCTTGACAACTTTTGTTCCGTTGCTCATATCTTTTTCCAATTGTTAAATTTAATCTTTGCTTCTAAACCAGAATAGGTATTCAATTCTAACATTTTTTGGACATTATGTCCAGCAATAACCATGTCGTTGATGTCCTTTTCTATGACTCCACTTGGCCAGATGACGACTCTTTCCCCTCTTGATATACACTTGCCAATTCGGTTGACA